AAGTGGTGCAGGCTGGAAGCTCACCGACGCCGACCGCTGCGCCCACGGCAACGTTCACACCGACGAACACACCGACGCCTACCGCGACCGCTACGCCACCGAGCCTGATTTCTCTCACACAAGCGACCTCGGCTGATACGACTACAGCCAGCCTCACGTCAACGACTGCCGGTGATGTGATCGTCGTGTTTGCCTACAACACCGGCGGTGCAACGCTGCCGACTGTCCCGAGCGATTACACCACCGTCGATTCGCTTGGCGGAACGAATGGATCATTCGCCTGCGCCTACAAGATTTCCGCTGGCGGCGAAACGACAATCGGAACGTGGAGCGGAGCGACTAATGTCGCCGTCGAGGTATATCGCAACCTCGACGCGGTTACGCCTGTCCTCTTGGGCGCGCACAAGAATGGTTCGGGAACAGGCGTGCAATGGCTGGCATTCACTGTTCTCCATCCGACTACGTCGTGGGTGGCTGGATTCTGCGGCGCGGAGAACTCCACGAGCGCGATTGCAGGGAACACCACTGCCCTATTCAATCACACTCACACCAACATCGTTGCAGGCTTTGATACCAATGCGGCCGTAACCACGTTTGCCAACCAGACATTAACAGTCAGTCCGGCTGGTCCGTGGATGACGTCATCGGTCGAGCTCGTAGCTAACACTGGAGCGACACCCACTCCGACAAATACGCCGACACCAACGCCGACAGGATCACCGAGCGCAACGCCTAGTCCCTCCGCGACGCCGAGCAATACGCCTGTCAATCAGATGGAGATTTACGCGCTCAACGTGGACGCGGCAGCGGTAGGCGCTGGCAGTCCGAGCACCGATCTTCGCTGGGTAAGAAACACTCCGAACCCGAATCCAGTAGGCAGTCCTTCGCCCGGCCCTCCGCCGTGGAAAACCGTTGTGCTGGTGCATGGCGGAAGATTCAAGCAAGGCGATCCCGGCCCACTAAATATCGCGCATGATCTGGCGAATGCCGGATGGCTGGTGTTCTCGATCCAGTATCGAATGGCACCGCCGCACACGGAAATGAATTCGCCGCAACCGAATCCGCCTGGTGGAGATGGCCAGCAGGATCCGCCAAGCGACGGACGCCCGCGTCAGCAAACCGATGACGTTTCAACGGCAATGAGAGCGGCGCGAGCGGACTCGCAATGCAACGGCTTTGTTGCTTTGATGGGCACGAGCGGTGGCGGACATTTGGTGTCGATGCCTGCAATCATAGGCAGCTTCGGCGCGGACAGGCCGGACGCTGTGGTATCGATCTCCGGACCATTCGACATCGACAACTCGGATTTATACAACGGCGGCAATCAATCGGATGTCCTCAATTATCTCGGAATCCCGAATCCGCCTGGCGTTTCCGATCCGACGTTTCACACCCGAGCGCAATGGGCATCGAGCACATGGCAACCGTTCACCTACACGCCGGGACCGCCCATGCTGATGTTCAATTCCGCCACGGAAACAATCCCGAAATCGGAGCTGATCAATCAAGTGCCAAAAATGCAAAGCGGCGGCGGTTACGTCGAAGCGTATATCAGGACGGGGAGCGATCACGCGGACAATATGTGGCAGCTGCCTTACACCGGAACGTCCACTGACGCCGGAGGGACGAGCTACTTCTGCAATCCATGCGCGTTCCCTGATGTGCGTTCAGCGACCATCGACTTCCTGAATCGCGCTTACACTGGACTCTCAGGCACGCCAACGCCGACGCCCACGGCCTCGCCAACGGCTTCTCCGACACCGACCGCCACAATAGCCCCGAGCGGCACGCCAAGCCCGACAGCGACCGCCACAGCTACGCCGACCGGATCGCCAACGCCGAACACTAACAATGGAGCTTTTTTTGAATGGTAAAACGAGTTATCCCGTTTTCAGGATAACTGCCTTATGCCTGCTGGCTTTCACATCACTGACGCTAATTGGCTGCGCCAACAAAGATTGGTATATCCATCTTCGCGCAAAACCGGAGATACCGGTCGATTTAACTGTAGGCAGAGGCTCGACACACACCGTTCAAAAAGTTACAACCGAGGACAACGCCGATTAAGATGAAATCAAAACTTGTTCCGCTGCCGCCCAATCCATCGGAGCCTCCCGACCCGAATATTCCGTCGTTCATCGGGCCGGCTGCCGATCCGCAATTCGGACTCCAGTTTGTTCCGGACATAGATTTCGCGGTAAAAGATCCGGCCATTATCGCTTCCGACGTCATCACCAATTATCAGGCGAACTTCCTTGCCATCACGCAAATCGCCAAGACGCTCGCGCCAGGTGATCCCGTCCGGTTGTTCCTGCTCACGGTGTGCTATTGGCTCTCGCAGCAACGCGCAATCATTGATTTCACCGGCAAACAAAACCTTCTCAAATACTCCACAGGCAGCTACCTCGACAACTTGGGCGCGCTCTACGGCCAGCGGGGACTCCGGCTGCAAGCCACGCCAGCGTTGACCACGCTCCGGTTCACGCTCGTCGCTCCGGTGGCATTCAGTGTGACCGTTCCGGCGGGAACGTATTGCCAAGCGCCGAATTCGGTCGTGTTCACCACGCTAGCCGATGGCGTCATCACGGCTGGCGAGGATAGCGTGGACGTTCCGGCACAAGCACTCGTGACAGGAATAATCGGGAACGGCTTTGCGCCGGGCCAGATCATTTCCATCATCAACTGGAATCAGGATTTGGGTATCACGGTAAGCAACACCACGCTTTCAGCTGGCGGCAGCGACGCGGAAACCGACGACCAGTATCGCTACCGTTTATGGCTGGCTCCGGAAAGCTTCTCAACGTGCGGTCCTCGCGGCGCATACGAGTTCTGGGCGCTCTCGGCAAGTCCGGACATCATCCAATGCGTGGTATATTCCGCGCCGGAAATCGCCGGAGAAGTCTGGTTGTATCCGCTCCTGCGCGGAGGACAGCTGCCGACATCGGACGTGCTGGCACTGGTTCAGGCCGCATGCAGCGCGAACGTTAAACGGCCTGTCACCGATTATGTCACCGCGAAAGAAGCAACCGCGTTCACCTACACGCTGGACATCGACTACTACGTTCTACAGACCAACGCGGTCTTGTTAGACTCGATCCAAGCGGCCGTAACCCAAGTCGTCAACGAATGGATTGCGTGGGAACAAAACGCCATCAGTCGCGACATCGTATGCGATGAACTGATCCGGCGCTGCTTGGAAGTCGGAGCGAAACGGGTGGTCATCAATTCGCCCAGCCCGTCATTTCAGGAAATGAACTTCGACCAGCTGGCCGTTCACGATTCATCCGTCGCGCCAGTGATCAATTTCGCAGGGCTGGAGGACATCTGATGCCGATACAAACAGGCACCAGTCCACGGATACTCCGGAACCTGAAACTTCAGGATCTGGCACCGCCAGCGATCAATTATGACGCGCAAGTTCAAGCGGCGTGCCAGGCGTTTGATCCGGAGATGTATCAGATCATCGACGCTACGCCTGCGGTCATTTTCATTTCGAATATCCTCCAGCTGGCGGACTCCAATCTCGTTGACATTCTGGCGTGGCAGTTCCACGTCGATTTTTACGATCCATCCAAGCCGCTCGATTTCCGGAAGAATCTCGTGGCTAACTCGATCCAGTGGCACATGCGCAAGGGCACAGTCCAGTTGCTACAGGACGTGCTCGATACATTCTGGCCGGGCGGTGCCACGATTCAGGAATGGTGGCAATACATGGATCCGCTCCCGCCGAATTTCCCGACAGTGGACACGGACGAGTGGCGTCTGGATTTCAGGCCAGCGGACGTGAACCCGGCGCAGGATCGTTTCCAGATTAACAATGCGCCGCTGGCTGAAGGTGAGATGATCTTTTTCCAAGTCGTGGCGGGTAGCACGCTTCCGGCACCGCTCGTGGCGGGAACGACATACTACGTCGTCAATTACTCGGCCAGCAAATTCCAAGTGTCCGCGACCAGCGGCGGAAGTCCGGTAAACCTAACCAGTTCCGGAAGCGGCGATCACAGCGAAATCTGGCACAAGGCCAGCGGCACCGGATCGTGGCATGACCGCTACCGTTTTCAGGCCACGATTGACGAAACGATTATCAAGCCAGAAGATGAAGCGCAAGTCGTAGCCTTAATCGATGCATACAAACCTGTTAGCCGCTGGTTCGATGGATTCGTGAGAGCGACCGTATCAGAGTGCGACATTGGCTGGTATGGCGGCGACCTTCGCTTCGTGGATCGCACCAGTGAAGCTCCCGATTACACAAGCAGTTCCGGTCCTCAACTGGGCTACGGGCTGGGCTACTTATATCCGTCTTACCGCGATTCAGGGCACAAACCCGATCCTTCTACCGACCTCGTCATTTCGACTCCGGACGACAATTGCTCTTACGTCCTCTGGCGGCAGACGACAGCATTGATAGAAGGAGTAGGTCAGGGAATTTATGACTGGACGTATTTGCGGAATGCCATCGCAATCTCGACAGCAGGCGGCAAGAACTATGCGCTGCAAAATCTGAGTGGTCAGTATTCGCCACAGTGGTTCTTCGACGCGCATCCAGAAGAAATTCTGATGGTGAGTGTCAAGCAGCCGCCACCGCCGCAACCGGCAGTTCCACCGTTCCCGACTACAGTTCCTTTCGGCCCAGCCTGGCAGGCTTGGTATCATCAGCATCAGATCGACACGGCTGCACAGTTCAAGGGCGATTTCCATCTGATTTATGTCGTAGCCAGCGGACTCGGGAACGCCAGCGAAAGCTTCCTCGTCAAACAGCTTTCAGATGAAGTGGCCGCGAACAATCTGGCAATCGCGCTCGGTTACACCGACACGCACGGCTTTGGCGGGACGAACGGCGTCTTGCGCAGTGCATGGGTTGACGCTGCGAAGTGGCAGATCGACATGATGGTCGCGGTATGGGCACCGATCCCGATTGTCATCGTGTCGGGACCACCGTATCCGACGAACGGAATGGACGACCTGCTTTGGGCGTTCAACTACGGGCTCACGACCTACGGCAAACTGTTCGGAGGCCGCACCGATGGCGCGACGAATGGCACGCCGAACCCGACAGATCCGGTGCAATCGGTTCTCAATTCAATGTCGCCCACTTGTCCGGCGACAGGCGCGCAATCGCACAACGGAATGGATGGTCAGGACACAAATCCTCCGACCATGCTGCAACAGCAGCTCACGCTTTCCTGCGGGACGAACAAGAGCAATTACTTCGAAGTTTGGCAGCAGGATATGGCCGACGGCCTAACCAATCCTGCCGTGGCAGCGGTATTGAAACAGTGGAACGATTTCCTGCGAGCAAAAGTCATCGGGATCGGATTTGGAACCTAAATTTATGAGCCTAGCAAAACAAGAATTCACCAACGCCGGCCGCAACTTGTTAGGACAAGCGCAAGCCGGACAAATCCTGAACTTCACCAACATCGTTGTCGGGAGCGGCAGCGCCACGCAGCCGAGCGATCTATGGCCGCTGACCGCGCTCATCACGCCCGAAATGACCATCGCTATTTCCAGCGCACGCGATCTAGGGAACGGCATTTTCCTCGTGGAAGGAAACTTCAGAAGCGACACCGCTCCGCACGCCTTTTATCTCCGCGAGCTTGGCGTGATGGCTTATACTTCGTCGCCTACCGGAGTGGGCGGCACCGGCGCTGGACCTTCACCCGCTCCAGTATCGGGAACGGCGCAGCTGTATTCGGTGGCCAACGTTTTCGCCGATCCACCGGATTACATCGATCCCGCTGCACCCACGGTGCAATCGTTCAAGATCAAGCTGATCGTTGATCGCGTCCCGACCTCCAGCGTCGTAGTCTCAATCGGCCCAAGCGAAGCCATCATGGGTCAAAACATAGGATCGGCAACGATTGGTCCCGGCCCATATCAGGGAATGTCCGGAAACGTGATGAATCTCAAACGGTTCGTCGCTGGCCCAGGCATTGCGCTCACGGAAGATGTTCCGGAGACAGGCAGCACAATCACGATTGCAGCGAAAGTGCTGACAGCGAACGTTGATTTGTATGTCCCGCTGACTTACCCCGGCGCTCCCGTTGGCTCGGCGTTTCCCGATATTCAGGCGGCTCACGATTACTTGAAAACGTTTCGGATTCCCTCGGACAAGATCGCTACGATCCACGTCTGGACAGGCACGTTTACTTACGCGACCACGATCCTCTTTGATCATCCGGATTCTTCACAGATCCATATCGTCGGACAGGCGCGAATCGACAAGACGTTCAACACGATCACCTACATCAACGCCACGACGAAACAGGTGAACCCGTCCGATATCACAGGCGTCGTGCCAAACTTGCGCTGTTATCTCCCGTCCGGCGCGCTGTTTTTTTTGGGCGGCGCGAAGGTGATAAGCTCGGCTGCTGGCAATGTCCGGTTGAACATAGAGAAGCGCGATACGCGAGCGACCTACACCGGCAGCGCGTCCACTGGAGCGTGGCGTTTGTCGTGGTTCCCGACCATCATCATTTGCTCGATCGCTCCCGATCCGAACAATCCGCTTCCGGCGTTCTCGTTCCCGTATGGGATCGGCTCAATCGAAAACCTAACGATAGACGGAGGCTGGGCGAGCGTGTCGATTCAAGGCATCGGCGGCGTAGTCAAGAACTGCCAGCTGTATAATTCTGTCCGCGGTATCAACGCGGCGAGCGGAGCAATATCGCTTCAAGGCGAAGTGATCATCACTCAATGCTTGTTCGGGGTCACTGGCCCAGGCTCGGTCACGGCGTTCGAGCAGACATACATCAGCGCGTGCACGCAAGCGGTGACGCCGAGCGGTGCCGGATACGCGATGGGTTCGCTCAATTCGGCCATGACAAATTCGCTGCTCTATCTCACGCACAACATCTACGCTATGAACGTCGGCATCGGCGCGAACTTCCTCGGAGGCTCAATCGGCTGGGCTTACAATGACTACGGACTTTACGCTTCAACCGGCGGGATCATTTCGATCACCAACGCGGCGCGTGACAGCATCCCGCTCTTCAACGGCGATACCGGAGGAATTCCGAAAGCCGACCTGATGGCGCAGGGAATGTCCTACGTTTACTACGAGAAAGGCGCGAGCGCTCCGACGTGTAATCCGGCCGCGGAAGTGGTTGGAAACCAAAATGCTTTGATCCATTTAGTTTAAACTTGACAGTCAGTTATCCCGTTTTCAGGATAACTGAACTCTACCACTGAAACGAATGCCGAAACTCAAAAAGCCGGAAGCAGGTAAGCGCGTCCTCACACGCGAGAACCAATCCCGCGAGAACCCACGCAAGATCACCGGTGAAGAACTGGAGAAACTGCAAAAGTCGCTGGAGCGTTTCGGTGACTTATCAGGGATCATCCTCAACCGGACGACAGGCCAGCTGGTAGGCGGACATCAACGGATCACGGCATTCGACCAGCGCGGCGATGTGACCGCCACGGTCACGGAAGAACTGAAAAAGCCGGATCGGACAGGGACGGTTGCCTACGGCTACATCGAGCTTAATGGCACGCGCTACAGCTATCGCGAAGTTGCGTGGACGAAATCGCAGGAGCGGATTGCCAATATCGCGGCTAACAAGTTGGGCGGCGAATTCGATGACCAGCTGTTGGCGGCCGTATTGAAACAGATCAAGGAAGATCCTCAAACTCAGAACGGCGAGCTTGAGCAAACCGGATTCAGCGGCGACGATTTAACCAGGCTACTCGAGCAGCTGGCGCACACCGGCGGAGGACGACGCGAGCCGCGACAGAGCGACGATAACTACAGCATTTTTGAACTGGTCATGTGGCACGAAAACAAAAAGCGTTTCGTGGAACTGCTTGACCGCGTTCGGCAGCAGGAAGGCATGAAAACGGTGGAAGACGCCATCATGCACATCGTGGAGGAATACGAGAAAGGATAATCAGATGGAATACAGATCGGGCGGGAAACGGTTCTTGGTTCTCAATTACGGCGATAAATACTACGACGACGTTCAACCACAATGCACGGCGGTTGAATACTGGCGGGATCGCTGGAGGGGCAGCGGAAACGTGATCGGCTTCATCGAAAAACGCGCATCGCTTTCGTGGGGCGAACGCGCTTACTGGCTGGACGATAACACCTATTTCTCGATTTACGGTGAGAGGATTTTCCTCGACAGCGGCAGCGGTATCATTTTCAACACCCGCCAATACAAGCCGCAGCAAATGTTCGGCGGCCCAGTGGAAGGTTGGGGCCGGCTACGATACATCGACGGTTGCACCGATTCGCTGCTCATTCCTCCAGTGAAATTCGGTGATCCGTGCCTGAATGCGCTTTACTTCCCGAGCGGGATCAATCAAACCCAGCACACGCATCCGAGCTTGCGCGCAGGGCTGGTGATCAGAGGCCGCGGCGAATGCGTGACTCCGAGCGCACGGACGCGGCTTGTGCCAGGCGTTTGTTTCATCATCGAGACAGACGGGTTGCATTATTTCCGGACTCCCGACAACGAGCAGATGACCGTGATCGCGTTTCATCCAGACAGCGACATGGGTCCGAAAGACGACGATCACCCGATGGTAAACCGGACGATTGTCGAAGGCGTGAGCGCATCGAAGATTCCTGAAATCCAAACCAAGTCGCTCCGGTAAATGCTCAAAGTCCGGAGAAAGCATCGCCAGTCACGGAACGTGCTGGAGGCGGCCATAGAACGCGTCGAGTATTGTTTCAAGATGTTCGACACTGTCAGCGTGTCGTTCTCGGGCGGGAAGGATTCCACGGCCGTTCTCAATCTGGCACTGGACGAGGCGCGCAAGCGTAACAAGCTACCGTTGCGCACGATCTTCTTCGACGAGGAAGCGATTCATCCGACCACGATTGAATACATGGATCGCATTTCGCAGCGGGACGATGTTGCGCTGGAATGGTATTGCCTTCCGGTGCGCCATCGCAATGCGTGTTCTAACGAGCAGCCGTATTGGTATTGCTGGAATCCCGACGACAAGGACTTGTGGGTGCGACCGTGGCCGAAGCTCGGCATCGCTACGCATCCGGCGTTCAAGTTCGGTATGTCCATTCCGGAACTCGGGCCGCTCCTGCTGGCGAACAACGAATGCTGCCTGCAAGGAATCAGGACGCAGGAAAGCTTCCGGCGATACCGGATGATTGCGCTCAAAGGGAACGATTATTTCATCGCCCGAAAAGGCGGACGCGCATACGGCTATCCGATCTACGATTGGTCGAGCGAAGATGTCTGGCGCTTGGTGCAAGAACGCCACTACGATTACAATCGCACCTACGACATTTTCAACCGGACAAAGCTTTATCAGGATTTGCTGCACCAGCGGGTGTGTCCGCCTTACGGCGAGGAACCGCTGCGCGGTTTGTGGATATACGCCGAATGCTGGCCGGACCTCTGGCACAAAATGCTGTATCGCGTCCGTGGAGTAGCCACGGCCGCGCGCTACGGCAACACGGAATGTTATTCCGTCGGCGGCAAACCGGACTCGATGACGTGGCAGGATTACTGCGAACTCCAGCTTTCCAATTACACGGAAGTCGAGGTGCAGCAGAAAGTCCGCGCTCAGGTGAGGATGGGAATGAACCGCCACTTCAACAAGACCAACGAACCGATCCCCGACGAAGAGCCGCACGTCTTGTCCGGATGCTGCTGGAAATTTCTGGCAAAGATAGCGATCAAGGGCGATTTGAAAGGTCGCCAGCTGCAAATGCAGGAACAAGGCGCGAATCAGACAATGCAAAAACGCGGAATGACACTGGAGGAAACAGTCGCAAAACATGGCCACGAAAAGTTCAAGAGAGCGTTTGCCGCAGCCCATTGACAAAGTTGCGTGGGTGCACGTTGACGAACTCAAAGCCAACAGCTACAACCCGAACCGCGTCGCGCCGCCGGAACTGGAGCTGCTGAAAATTTCCATCATCGAGGACGATTGGACTCAGCCGATTGTGGTAGCGAGAGAAATCTTCTGGCCTTGCGGGGTAGAGATAACTAAAGTGGCTGAATGCAAACAACTTACATGCGTCCTCGCGCAGGTATCATCGGCTATACCGCTGGTCTTATCGACGGAGAAGGATCACTCTCGCTCGACAAAGGAAGATGGAGGCTCTCGATCTATCAAAGCCAAGCCAACCGTGGTGAAGAACTCGTCCAGTGGCTCAAAGAAACATGGAAGATCGGATACTGGCAGCGCACGGAAAGGAACGGGCGATGGGATATCTGCTATCAGTGGCGAGTCAATCGCAACGACGATCTCCGATTCATCCTGCGAGCTTGTCTGCCCTACCTGCGCGTCAAACGCGAAAAAACTGAGCGTGCCCTTGCCGATCTGGCTGCTCGCTCCCGAAGTAAATGCCAGTGGTCAGACCTTGAGGATCAGATGCTTCGGGAAAACCACTGGCAGCGTGACAGGCTTAACGGCGTCGCGCTCGGCAGGAGCATCGCGTCAGTCCGTTGCCGGAGAAAAGCACTCGGCCTACCTCGGCATTGAATATGAAATCGTGGACGGATATCATCGCTACCTTTGCTGCAAAACGGACGTGCGCGTGTATGGCAAAACCCACGGCTACGTGCCGACTGTTGTGGTCGCGCCCAAGGACGCTTCGAGCAAGATGATGGCGACCATCCGGCATAATCGCGCTCGCGGAACGCATACCGTTCTGGCAATGTCGAAGATCATCCAGTCGATGGTCGAAGTTGAAAAGCTAACGATGAAGGAAATCTGTGAACGCTTGCAAATGGAGCCTGAAGAAGTTACGCGCCTGGCTGCTCGCCAAGGCATCCCGCAATCAAAGATCCTCGGAGCAGAGTGGTCAAAGGAGTGGGTGCCGGCCAAGGCGAATCCAGAAGCTACACGATCTGTGGACTGAACTTCCGCCTCCGAATCTCTAAACACTATGGCAACAAAAAAAGCAGCAGCAAAACGCAAACCACGTCAGGAAGAAATCCCGCTGGAGGGCAAGGGCGTCGCGCAAGTGCGCATCCCGAAGCTCGACAAGCTGGCGGCAACTTACATCGAAGATCGCGACCGGAGACTGGCTGCGCTCGTCGATGAAGTTTCCGGCAAGGGAAAGCTGATCGAGGCGATGCACTTCCATAAAGCGCAGCTGGAGCAACCCGACGGATCACTCGTGTATCGTTATGACGACTTGCTCATCCGTCTGGAGACCGGCAAGGAAAAGCTCTCGATCAAAGCGTTCGAAGAAATCGAGGTCATCGACCGCACAGAGAAGGAGTGATCCCGAGCACAGCGTGACCGCCACGAGGTTCGCGAACCCACCCCATCTTCTGACACGGCGGGTGGACAACAAACGCGATGGCGGTCATCCTGCGACGTTCCGAATCAGCAATTTCGGGACCAACAGGCGGTTTTTGCCAAAATGGTCCGGCGGTTGCTAATGCCGCCGACGTAGCATCTTCGAGACCAAGTCCAGCGGTTTTGACCACTTTTTCCCGCAGCCGTTTAAAGCTCCGTGGTGGGCTTCGCCGAGCGGGGAGCGTCCCTAGCGTCAGACGGTTTCCGCTATGGTGACACGCGCCAGCTGGAGAAAACGCGCTACAGAGGCTTCTGGACGCTGCGCCGGTGTTCCCTAGCGTAGCGTCGGGAGAGCGATCCCTAGGGGCGTCCCTAGCGTCGGAGACACGGTCGTTTAGAGTCCTACGTTCGGGCGGAGAGATACGTTCCAAAAGAGACTACGGGAGGTCAGTTATCCCGTTTTCAGGATAACTCCTCTAAAGCCCCTCGGTAATCCCTGCGGCGCAAGGACTTACGAGGGATAAAAAAAATAGTAAAAAAAGTATTGACGGTTGGGATGGTGGGGATACAGTGGTCATTGTCAGAGTAAAAACGACCCCGAACTCTAAGAGGGGCGGAAGGACTCCAGAGAGCAGAAAACGAGAGTGGCGGGTATCCAATCCCGCCCAGCCTCCGGACGCTGTAAAGCGGGAACCGCAATCCGGCACTGGTGATGACCAAGGTGAGAGGGAGGTCAGCATCCGCGAGAAAACGCCCCGAGCGCCGCCATGCGCCGCAAGTTCTCGGAACTTGGAAAACTCAATCACTGCAACATCGACTCGCGTCGCGGAGCACCACCTAGGAAGGAGTGACACCGGAGATTCAAAACCGGCCAACGCGGAGAGGTGGGAGAGTTTAATAGTGCCAGCGGACATCGCGCCGCTGGGGTATTGCCATAATCACCGGAGGGTTCCGCCTTATAACCTCCGCACCAAACCGTAACTCAAGCCGCAAGGCTATAGGTGGTGGACGAAATCAAACGCGAGCAGAGAGCGAAGATGGAGCGAGGCGAGGAACATTCCAATCAATCGACAATTTGGCTGTAAACGGCGCAAAAGTTCGAACGAGTCCGGCAGATGATGTTCGCCAGTGAACCGAGTAGCCCACGAGGGCGAGAAGACGGATGGCGGACTAAGTCCACTTAGGCGGTGGCACGTAAGACCGGACGACGCGTTGCGAAAGCGAGAGGCTACGGCGGGATTGCACGAGGGCTGGATAGTCGAGGGGCTTGTGATGAACGTTTCACTTCACCAACAGTCAGTGAGCAATCGCTGACCGCGTTTATCGTGTGCCTCTCGGCAATGCTTTAATGACAAGAGCAAGGGCATCTGACTGTGACAGTCGGGTGCTCCTCTCTCGTTTATGGCAAAAAGAACTGAATACATGCGTCAGTGGCGTGAACGCAATAGAGAAAAACGCCGCCGATACCAACAGCGTTGGTGTAGCGAGAACAAAGATAAAGTTCGTCGCAGCCGCAATGCTTGGTCATCGAAGCGAAATGATGAAGCAAGGTTGAAATACAACGTGAGAGCGCGATTCCGCGCTGCGATTAAGTCCGGTCGAATTAAACGACGGCCTTGCGCCGTATGTAACTCGCCGGATAGCCACGGTCATCATCCAGATTACGCGAAACCCTTCGAAGTGGTTTGGCTATGTCGTATTCATCATCTTGATGAGCACGGCAAAAAGCCGTGGGATTAGAGATGGAGCGGTCACCAAGTTGACCGCTCGACTCTGATCAAAACGGTCAGAACTCAAACGGACGGGTGATGTCCGAAATTAGAAAGGAATCCAACATGGATTCAATCAATGCTGCGGTTATTGCAGCTGAAAGCGGAGAATATCCGACACAAGACGTTGACCTGACAACATGGCTCCAGAGAGCCGACGAACTGGTCGAACGTTTCATCCACAAACCTTTTACGACGCTCTTCGGGGAGGTAACGGAATGATCTGGCGTATCAAAATGATATTGCTGGCGGCTGCGATGGTGATGCCAAGTGTCCACGGACACGGCGATCACCAACCGCATACCCACGAAGAAGTCGAAGTTAGTCTTCCGGAAAAACGGAAGAAGTAGGCACGGGGCGGTCGCTGTCTATAGCGACCGCTCAAGCCTGCTAAAATACGGCAGGAGCCAAACGGACGGGTGATGTCCGAACGGAGGAACAAGTTATGTTCGCAGAATACAGACTGATGGCGGAATACGAAAAGGAAACTGACAACGAGAGCCGGATGGCCCGATGGGTCAAAGCGATGCTCCGGTTGTTAGGGACGCTACGATAATTCCGGTCAGCCTCTCGGTAACGGGCGGCTGCACGGAGCGATCAACACTCCAACCCTACCAGCGGGTGAAGCTGGAGGAAATCAAAGTTATGAAAGTAATGATTGATATGTTGACTGGAATCGTTGGTATGCTGCCCGTTCTCGGGCTGGCCTACCTGCACATCGAAGGTTACACCGAGCGCGCAGTCATGTGGCTGTTCGACCGCGTAACCGGAATCAACCTTTCGGAGGATGAAGTCGAATGAAAACAAACGGCTACGTCTCGACGAAAGACTTCTGTGAGCAGTTGCGGCTCAAATTGGAGGGCATCGATCCGGAACGCGAAGATGCGTTCCTCTATGTCCGGCGCAACGAACCGCCGGCTTGGTGCCGCAAGGAACTCCGAGGCGAAACGCCGAGTGAGGCTTGGGGACGCAAGCTCCGGTTGCAACGTGCCTATTCATCCTGCGACCAAGCGCTCGCGGGATTGTAGAGTTTCAGCGCATTTGGATATCCGAGTGCGCTGCTCTCTGCAAAATGCAGAAACCCACGGCGGGTGAAGCCGTGACGGAGAAAACAGTATATGACAAACGCAATGTTTATCGCGCAGCAAGCGCAGTTAACCGACGCTCTGAACCAGTCCGCGCTGCATCCCGCCGCTGCTTGCGGCCGGTGCGGGGGCTGGACGAGCTTCGGCGGCATGAGCCAGCATTCAACGACTCACGTTCCGGTGAACGGGAGGTTCGGATGCGTGTGCAACGATTCGCAGCTTTCAATGCGGATCATCGCCCGACTCAATCGCTTGTCCGACGCAGAATGATAGTTCCGTATCCGCCCATCCGAGCGGTGGGCGTGCCGGAGCGATCAAGTTCCAACCCAAGTCGCAGGTGAAGCGACGGAGACAAATAAAATGAAAACAAACGACACTAAAAATGCAATCGAGAACGCGCTGGTAAAGTTCCTTCTGTTGATCGGACTTCTGGCGTTCATTGGCTTCGCCATCAGCAAACTCATGGAAGTCAGTGGTCAGTTCTGAACAGCGAGCAGATTCCGCAGCGTTTCCAAGCGGAGAACAGGACGGATTGCCGAAAGGCCATGAACACCGTGCCTGCCGGAGGAGACGCTGCCAACCTGAACGCAAGCGCACGAGAGCGGCGGGAATGAAGTATGATGAGGGCGGAAGTCCCGCCGACGCCTAGCCGTCTGTGAACCCAGCGGAACCGTGAAAATACGTGCGCCGTAGCGATGCGCTCCACGAAACAACCCGTGGAGCGAACGCTGCGACAATGCAGCAACCCAACGTGGTGCGGGTGAAGCGCCACTAGAAAGAGATAGTCAGATGAATACCGAAACTACAACTACAACCGAAACCAAACCTGCCGAACCAAAGCAGGTTGCAGTCGATGTGCTGGTTCACTTCGAACCGAATGGTAGCGGTCACGTAACAATGCCTGGCAGCAAAGAGAAGCCGACCAAGTTCACCAACTTGAAGCTCGACTTCAAACGCGCTGTCAAAGCGCAGCTGAAGGCCAACGGCATCCTGCTCAAGCATAAGAGCGGGGCGGTCTTTGCCAACGGCAACGGCAATGGCAAAACCAACGGCAAGCCGGCGAAGAAAAACGGCAAAGCCAAGGGCAAAAAAGCCAACGGTAAATCGAAGAAATAACCGTTCACAAACTGGCCAGCTTAATCGGCTGGCCAGAAGTGAGCGATTCCCGCTCAAACCTCCGGTGGGTGAAACCGGACAAACGAAAGGATCAATATGTTAACAGCAATCGAAATCTGCCGTGAGATTACTCGCGGCAACTTCAGCCGTGATGATTTGACGCTGATCAATGACGCGCTCCGAGCGAACTTCAAACGCGACAGAGCAAGGCGTCTGGAAGAGGCGCAATCCGCGTTAAACGGCGGCGAGACAGTCCGCCTATCAGGACTACGTCCACGAGCCTTGAACGGCATAGAAGGGACGGTAGGACGGTTTACCCCCTCTATGACACGGGCTGACGTGACGGTCACGAAAACATCGTGGGGCCGCGGCAGCTGGAAGTATCCGGTAGGCTACGTCATCCGCGGCGTTCCGCTGTCGTGCATGACCAACGTGACGCCGGAAACGATCACCAAGCGGATGCGGAAAGTCCGCAAGGCGCGGCTCACGCGAGTAGCAAACGGCACATAGCTCCTAATCTGCATCGGGTTTCCGGTGCAGAAAGGAACGATGAACGTTCCAACCAACCGACGGGTGAAGTCGGTTAGAAAGACAAATATGAGCACTACAACTGAAAAACTTGGCTTGGCTGCGGAGATACTGAAAAACAAAACGTATCTCGCGGAGAGCGGAATGTTTCAGCAAGCGCAGATCGCTCTGTCCAAACTGAGCGTCCAACACCTGAAACAAATCAATATCCTCATCACTGAAAAGTGCAATGACGCCAAACGCGAAACCGCGTTAGCGTTCGGGCATAAACAGTTTGAGACTCCTCCCGCCCCTCGCGGCGGACGGAAGATCATGATGAACGCCAACGATGACTCGGAAGAGGCATTGTCGGCAGCGGCTAACAACTACCGTCTTTTGAAGGATGACTGGTGCAAGTGCAAAGATTCCGGAAAGGTATCACAGCGCATCGCCTACTTTCGGTCGCCATTGACCGGAAGCCACGGCTGGATGTGCGCGCACTGCCACGGCATCGTTCAGACAGGCTAACGAAAGGACACAAATGAAACGTTATCCGTTAGCAGATGCAATTGAGCGGTTGACGCTGGAGCGTGAAATGCGTCGGGTGGAGCGCGAGAAGCGTTCTCCCGAAACGTCTGTCACGCCGAAGTCGAGTTTCGTTGCCGTATGCAAATACGGCTTCGCAATTCATAACTTGCCAGCCATGGCAATCTGGAACATGCACAAGCACGTTCCGGAGAACTCGAAGCCAGCACAAGTGCTGCTTTACGAGGTGCCAGGCGGAGCTGCGGACGAGGGCGATGACTCGCTCGATCCGTTGATTTCTCCGACGGGTTGGGAAGATGGCGGTCCCGTATGGCCGAAAGGCGTGCGGCTACCGCTGGTCGGACTGACTTGGACTGGAGAGTTCTTCAAGCAGCGACCGAAAATAGGAAGGAGCTAAAATCATGGGCTATGCAATGTGCATGGGATTCTGTGTAGCGTGCAAAGCACCGATAAAGTTCAATCCGGTGCGCGTCCCGTCGATTACCGTGAACGGGACACGCCAGCCGCTTTGTAAGTCCTGCTTCAACCGCTGGAATCAAATCCATCGGACAAGCAAGGGATTGCCAGCCGAACCGCTGGCGGCGGATGCTTACACTGGCTGCGATGAATCCGAACTTTGACTGTTCCCGTCTGCATCGAGAGAAATCGGTGCAGCGGGGAGCACAAATCGTGTTCTGACCCATGCGACGAGGGTGAAGCGTCGCAAATGAAAGGAAAGTAATGAAAACTGAAGACATCAAAATCCACCCCGTAGCAATGGCGTTCCCGACGATGGACGCAAAGTCCATGAAGGAACTCAGCGAGGATATTGCAGCGAACGGAATCCGAATTCCGCTCCTTTTCGACAAAACCGGAAAGGTGCTGATCGACGGCCGTAACCGCTGGTATATCGCGCACGACCTCGGATTGTCCGACAAGGACATTCCGCGTGAAACCTACAAGGGCAAGGACGAGGACATTCCATCGGAGATAATCTCCCGCAACCTGTTCCGTCGTCATCTGAACGACAAACAGCGAGCCGCGCTGGTAGTGAAACTGCTGGCACCGGCGATGGAGAAGGAAGCCAAAGAACGCCAGGGCCAGAAGTCGGGAGCGTTTACGGAAAACGGCAAGGGCAAAAAAGGAAGCCGCACCGTGGAGAAGCTCGCGGAAAAAAGCAAAACTTCCCGCACCAAAATCGAACAAGCGATGAAGGTTCGGAAAGCCGAAGGCGACAAGGGGCTTGAGGACATAATCTCGGGCAAATCGGATCTGGCAAAGAAAGCCAAGTCCGCTCCGCGATCCCGCAAACCGCGCAAGTCCAAGGCAATGTCATTCGAGGAAAAACTCTGGAAGCGTTGGAGCCAATTCCTCCAGAGATTCAGCCCGACGGAGCGCCGGAGAGTCAAGGAACTGGTGCTGGGCTGGCTGACCATGAAGGATGGCGACAAGCCATTCTGAGTTATCCCGTTTTCAGGATAACTGAAACGTAGGCACTGAGCGGTCGGAGAAATCTGACCGCTCCAGCCTGCGGTGAAAGCAGGACAAACGAAAGGATCACAATGAAGACATCACACGTTTTGCTGGTCGTGCTGGTGGTCATCGTGCTTATCGCAGCCGCGATAGCATACGGTGACGAGCCACGCGAGCAGCGGGACTACATACTCCGGCGACAGTCGGCGTATCAAGTCGAGGGTGTTCCAACGAAACGCCTCATCATTGGCCGGCGGCAGATCGACATCTATCGCGACGGATCGACGTATGAGCGCGACAACCTAGTGGGGGTGAGCCATGAGCAAGCCCGGCACTGAAACGTTGGAAACCCACAGCATCATAGTGCAAATCGGGAATGATGAAGCGGTTCTATACCATCTTCGCCAAACTCGCGCACCGAAAGATTACGACGGTTTCGGAACCATCGAACTTGCGGACGCGGGCGGCGAATACGGACGACTGGTTCTCATTCGAGACCAGCACTATGACTGGCAAAGCAGCCGCTATTCCAGCGGATTTTTCGCGTGCGCCGTTCCGGTCGAATTCGACCGTGGCGATGCACAGAGCTTTCTCTGGGAACGGATCAATCACGGGGGCAAATCATGAAATGGTTCTCGTGGTATAACTCCCGAAGCGGTAACCGGACGACCAAAGCTCATGCCGCGGACAGCCACGCCTACGGAACGCGCACCTATTGTGGTGCCGCCGTGGGGACGCTGGTCGCGCCAGCTGGTCGGCTCCCGCGCTGCCAGCTTTGCCAATTCGCAATCAAGCGACAAAAGTAGAGTGTTCAGTTTCGTGGCATCCAAGCCTCCGGACAGCCTGCCGTTTCTCACAGCGCGGCGGGAACGACGAGGCGGGTGCCACGCTCTGAGCAATCATGCTCAAACCAACCAGCACGGGTGAAGTGCTGGAGGAAAGGAAGTTATGACTAATGAAGAAGTAGCAGCAATTCACAATCGCAAACTGGACGTGACCAATTACGAACAGAGCCGCGAGAAACGGACGATGCAGTTTCGGTTAGTGGAGGAAAACGGAGTGCTCTATGCGGAAGGACTCGGCGCGAAAGCGACAGTCCACTTCCCAGGCGCATTTCTGGAATCAATGGCCGACACCGACATCGTTAAAAAAAGCTCGTATGCCGTGACTTACACGGCCATCCGGCTCGGCGAGACATCGCTGGAACTGATGGATGGAGACCGTCGCTGGCTCGCCCGACGCGAGGATTTCGAAGTCGGGACCGAACCGGAAGTCGTCATGCGCTGGAAGATCGGGAAACCGATCCAAGTCGCGGAGGATGAAAATGAGTAACATTCGCATCCCCAAACGACTCAAGCAGCGACCGCAATTCCAAGGCCTTCCGATACCGCACGTCACGCTGATTCGCCCCGATGGTAAACCGGATTTCCGAGTGACCAACGAGGAAGCGCGTCAAAGCGTGATGCGGTTCGGCTTATGCCAGCTGTGCGGACACGGACTCGGCAAGTATCAGTTCTTCGTGGGCGGGACAGCGTCCGCGATTAACAACGCATACTACGAGCCAGCCTGTCATCTGGACTGCCTCATTTACGCCATGCAAGTCTGCCCGTTCATAGTGGGCAAGATGGAGCACGTCGATTCGGAGAAAATCCAGAGAGCCAACCCGACGGTGGCGCTCCAGACACATGACTTCGCGTCACCCAAGCGCAACCCGCTATGGGTGATCGTGAAAGCATCCAACTGGAAAATCGTTTACATCGGGAAGACGCCGTGCTGCAAGCCCGATCCGTGGATTAAAGCCACGGTCCCGCTCATGCCGGAAAAGATGACTCCCGCAGATTGGAAACAAGTATTCGAGCAATTACTGTAGGCACTGGGCGGCCGGATTTACCGACCGCTCCAGCCTGCATGATGCAGGAACCCACACGGCGGGTGAAGCCGTGATGGAAAGGAAAGTATGAAAGAAGAAAACTACATCGTGATTTCGGAGGTGAAATCATGAGCGTCTTTAGCATTGACGACATCGGATGGGGCGCACCGCGAGTGATTCAAACCCGCTTCGGACAGCGTCGAATCCGTGAATGGAAGATCCCTCCGCATAGCCCGTTTTGGGATGTCTGGAAAACCGGACACCTGCGACAGCAAGGCTATACGGTGAGCATGTGGAAAGACGATTGGATGTTGACGGAATGGCGACTGCCGGACGGTTCGGTAAGCGAACAGGCGAGGCGGTCAACCGCTGGAGCGGAATCAAGTGACAAAATGGTCCGCCACAACGAGGAAGCCGAACCGGAACTGACTCTCGTCTTGGCCGACAGATTCAGGGAAGTAGAAGAAATCTACGACTCGATCATGGACAAAACCGGACAGGATTTCAAATACCAGCTGCCGAGCATTAAACGCCTGGCACTGGCCGTTGAAGCCTACGACGGAGCGCTGGACGCGAGCGATACTGGCACTGGAAAAACTCCAGTGGCGTGCGCCGTGGCCAAAACGCTCGGTCGCAAACTGTTCGTGGTATGCCCGAAAGCGGTTATCACACCGTGGCTGCGCATGGCGCAGATGTTCGACGTAGAAATCGACATCATCAACTATGAAATGTTGCGCACCGGCAAAACTCGTTTCGGGTTTTGGGATCCGGAAAAGCGTCGTCGCTTCTGCTACACGATTGATCAGGATGACACACTGTTCGTCTTTGACGAGTGCCACCGGATGAAGGGTGAGAGCACCATGAACTCCGCGCTCGGCGTAGCCGCCGTGCTGGATGGATACAAGGTGCTGGCGCTCTCCGCTACGGCCGCTGACAACCCGATGCACATGAAGTTCATCGGATTGCTCACCGACCTGATACGGCATCCGTCGCACTTCTACGGATGGCTTACTCAAAACGGCTGCTCAAGCGGTCGCTGGGGTATGCAATTCATCGGCGGACGTGACGTCATTTCCCGCATTCATCGCCAGATATTTCCGGTGCGCGGCTCGCGCATTCGGATAGCCGAACTGGGCGACAGGTTTCCGCAAACGCGGATCATCAGCGAGCCATACGACCTGATGAATGTAGATTCCGAACTGGCCAAGAAAGCTGGTGTGAGCGGGAAAGACGCCAAGGCTGCGGTGCAAGCGGTTTACGATGAAATGAACGCGGAAATCGCCAAGCTGGAAGCCACCCGATCGCGTGATCGAGGGGCGAACATTCTGACTCAAATCCTCCGCGCAAGGCAACGCGTCGAACTGTTAAAAGTCCCGACGCTATGCCAGATGGCAAAAGACGGGTTGGAGGAAGGAATGTCGGTGGTGATGGTCCTCAATTTCGAGGACACGGTTCAAGCCGTGGCACAACGGATGGACTGCGAAAACATCATCCACGGCGGCGACAAACCGGAACATCGCCAGCTGGTGATCGACCGTTTCAATGACGACGACGAATCGCTGGTGATCATGAACATCAGGGCTGGAGGACTTGGGATCGGGCTGCACGGCACCGCCAAAGGGCGACCGCGGCTGGCTCTGATTTCACCGACCTTCAGCGGGATTGATCTGAAACAGGCGCTTGGTCGCGTTCATCGCGCCGGTGGCGCACGATCCATCCAGAAGCTTTGCTGGGCGGCTGGCACAATCGAGGAACAGATTTGTGAAGCCGTGAAGGAGAAGCTTCAACGGGTGAGCGTATTCAACGATAACACGCTGGATCAAGCATTGGCGGGGCTGACTGTGCAACAAGCTCTGCCGGGCATGACGACCTAATTAAGTTCCCAAACCGCATCGGGTTTCCGATGCGGCAGGGAGCTTCAAGACTCCAGTCCGCGGTCTTGATAAGGACTCGGACAACAAACCGCGTGGCGGGGCTGCAAAGAGCGGCGCAGCCATGTTTAGAAAGGAGCTACGATGGCGCAGAAAGGAAAAGCTAAGATGCAACAAGATCGTAATTTTGATGTATGGGAATTGGTGAAACAAGTAGAAGGCCAGCGTGACAGCGCAATCGCGAGCCTCAGAAGCATTCTAAAGCACGCGACCTGTCCTTACT